TTTGTCTAAAGCTTTTGCTAAATCGCTCTCTGGTTTGACCAAGGACACATAAGCCCTTGTCATAGCCTTTCTCTTTGAGTCGTAATCATCACCCCAATTCTTCTTTAGTTGAGCCTCACACCAGTCCTTCCCTTTCTCTATCAATTGCGTTGTTGATTTGTTTTGTGATTCTGAAAGAGAATCAAAAACCTTCTCTGCAACTTCTTTAGGAATGTTGGAACCTTGTAAAACCTCTTTCAAAGAGTCAGAGATGACTCCAAAAGGATCTGCATCGGAATCCAGTTTCTTTTCAAATTCTTCATAGGATACTGGTTCATTTCCCTTAGCTTCTTCACCAGTTTTCTTGCTCCCATCATCGTTCACCTTCAGCGAAGCTCTAATATAATCACCAATTGTGGGACTATCTCTAAGAAGCTTTAACACCTCTGGATCTGCTTTCAGGTCGCTTGGAACTTGTGCTAACCACGCAGGTTCGGTTGAACCTTTTTCACTCTTCTGAGTGTCTTTACCGTCACTTTGGCTTCCCTCAGGTAACGTGCTGTCTCCACCTTTCCCATCAGCTCCACCCGTCAGCGTTACATCAGGTTCATTGAGTGTAGAGTCACTCCCATTGTTTACATCCATCGTTATCTCCTTTACCGATTATCTATCGGGATTTTCCATTCATGTGTGAGCATCCACCTCAGTAGCTCCACAAGAGATTCTTCATCGAGCATCCCCAAGTCTTCCAACTTCCTCACTCCGAAGTTATGGAGCTCTACAGCACCCTCCGTACAAGGGATCTGGTCAAAAACCCCACACTCTCTAATTGTTCGAGCAAGTTCGTATAACCCTTCTTCAGTGCGATATACATTCCCAAGAGCTCTTCTTTTAGAAAGGACTTCTTGATCTATTTCTTGTTGTGTATTAATCATCTTCCCACCTGCCCTTGAGCTATCTGTTGCGGAGTTGTCCCTTGAGTAGATCCCATCTTGTTAATAGCATCAGCTTGCATTTGCTGTTGCTGTAAAGTAGCTTGTTGTTGAAGCATTTCTTGTTGTTTCTGTTTAATCTTCTTCACTTCTGCTTTCTCTCGAATAATCTTCTGAGGCATACCATTACCACTAATTGCCTGTCGCATGAGTTCATCAAAATCTACATTTACTTGTGAATCTGGATTGAGCTGCATGACTGCAGCCATCGCTTGCATCCCCTGAGTGATTCCAGTTGTTTGATGATAGGCCTTCATGTTCTGTGCAAGAGGACCATCAAGCTCGACCTTTACTTGACCATTCACTGATTTCTTCTTTAATTCGATAGGAATTGGAGGAAGAACGCCTCCTTTGAGAAGGATGTTGAATGTTCTTAAAACAAGTGGAGTGATCTTCTCTTCCTGCATGTTCCCTATGATTGAAGAAAGAAGAACGAGTCCTTCCCCTTTGATCTCTCTCACCTCTGTAGCAGTTCTCTGTTGGTCTTGTCGCATGAGTATGTTAAAGAGATCAGCGTAGAGTGATTGCTGGATTACTCTTGTTTGATTCTGTATCTCACTTGCAAGATGGTTAAGATCTAGAGTAGTTGGGAATAATTGTGGAACTCCAACCTGTGCAGTATTCGCATAGTTTCGTCCACCAGGATTCAAGTTCAATCTTCCCTTGAGAATCTCTGGAACGAATATTGGAGGATCTACATACTTGTCTATCGCTATGGCATATTGGAGAGCCATCTTATCGAGTTTCTTGATCTCTTCAATGAGCTCGATAACAGGAGAAGATCCATAAGGACTTGTACCGTTTAAGTTCCACCTATGGACTGCAACAGGGAACTCGTCGAATCCACTCTCTTTGAATACCTCATCACCAATAAAACTGTAATGGACTGAAGCATATTCTTTCTCAGTCGAGATAATAGCTTTACCCTTCTTGGTAGCATCTTCTCTTGGGTATATCGCATGAAGGAATTTGATAACTTGGTGCCCTGCCCCATTCTTTACCATTCTCAAGACTTCTTTAGGTAACTCATCGCCCCATCTTTGATAGGCAACTTTTATTGGGATCTCATAGACTCTGTAAAATGTGTTTACATTACGATATTCATCTTCTGATATATAGAACTCTTCAGGATTGATCGTGTCGTAATTGATACGCTCATTGTCGATATCATCTCGAATGAATTCGGCACTTGTCCCCTGCACAAAAGAGTCCATCGTTGCTAAGTGAGTTGAAGGATAGAAACCATTCTGATTGAATGTATTTAATATCGTGGAAACAGTAGATTCTATGTAGTCATTAGCTCCATAAACCTCATCACTAGGAGTATTATCCTTAGTTTTAACGGTCATATTGAACCATCTAATATTCTGACTTATAAGATATCCCATGATTCCATTTACAGCTGTTCTCACTGCTTCAGAGGGAACATTAGTGTACATCTTCCTGTCTGGAATCTTAGTTGAACCGATGTTAAAGACTTTAGTACGATGCTTTGCTAGAGCACAGGCTTCCCATCTAACATCCTCAGTACGCTCACGAATGAGTTTCATCTCACCAAGGTTTTCTAAGAGGGATTCTTTTAAGTCTTTTAATCGTTTGTTTTGTTCCACGACTCAATTCAAACATAAAGAAAGAAGTAACGTGGTTCATTTGGAACGGATAAAAAAAAGACTTTTCTTACAAAAGGTATGTTAGAATGTATCTACTAAAAAATTGGAGGTGAGCAATATGTTAGCAATTGGACAGGAAATAAAAGCTCCCAATGGTAAAGAATATACCATCACTGGATTTATAAAATCTGAATCTCAAGATGGTGGGAACTACAAAGACCTATATCAAATACTTTATTTTTCTGCGGAAAGAGATGGAATCGCTTGTAAGTTAAAAATTACTTTTGACGAAAAGAATGCTATCAAAAAGGTCATCGAACAATAATTGTAATAAAAACGATACTCTAGAAAGGAGCATATTCCTCTTCGACTCGCTTCCCATAGATCCTTTCCTCGAGTAATTCTTGAGAGGTCTGCAATGAAGGGAATGAGAGGAACGGTAGAACTTGGTCATCTGTGATCTTACTCAGTGCATCGAGTGCATCATCATGAGAAGCATACGGATACGCTAAGTATTCATTGAGGATAAACTCATCCATCACATTAATCGTATTTCCTTCCCAGTTCTTGCGCCATATCACATCAGGCATATAAATCCGTCCTTGTCTAAAGAGTGGCTCTAGAGCTTCAATCCTCAGCCCTTTAGCAGACGTTGCTTTGACTCGGTAAAGAGGGAACCTATAGTTCCTGAAGGTCATCTGTTCTTCGATATGAGAGACATCAGCTTGCATTCCGACCTCTTCATAGAAAACACCTAGGTTAGGCCTATATTTTTGATGGAGGGAAAAGAGAGCATTAGTTCTCATAGTAAGAGAGAGTTTGTCTCGAATCATATCGATAACATAGTAATTTTTGTCAGCACCGAGCCCGAGGACCCACATAGTAGTATAGTCAGATTTCTTCTTCACCTTGTCAGCAGGATCTATCAAGATAAGCCTGTTTAGATTCTCCCAGATAAGAGCATCCCATGGTTTTATCCATTCTCTCTTGAATCCCATATTGCTCGACTGGCGAGGATCACACATCATCTGAGATGCATATACCCAACTCCCTAAATCACCTTTCTTTTTTGCTAAGATTTCTTTGTCGAGGAGAACAGGATTCCCAAGCTCATCCACACATGGATACACTCGAGGAATTGCTGTACCTGATTTAATTATTATTGAATACGTATCTGCATAGTGATATCGAGTTCCAATAATACGAATTCTTACAGGATGCCCTGGAGAACTCGCTCCAGTATTCAAACTCATTTGAAATGCTGTAGTAGTCTTCTCTATCATCTCAGCAGAACTTACAGAGTCTATGGTCACAACATCATCGTAAATGAGGATTGTATAGTGACCACCTGTCTTTTGCCCTGTCACGAGACCTGATGCTGTAAGGGTATCTTCTTTTGCTCTGTTTTTTCTCTTTACTCGAATAGAATCAGTTGTCCAGGGAATACGTTGTCTCTTACCATCTTCATCGATGTAAGTCCCTTTAAGAGGATCTTCCCAGAGTATCTCGGGGAATAGGTGTTTTAGCTTCCAGTTAGTCTCTAGCTCAGTTTTAATCTGGCCTACGAATGACTTTGCTAGTGTTTGGTTGAAAGAATATATACAGATTCTCTCTTCTGGATCTATGAGAATATCTTGGATAGTTTTAAAGAAGGTAATGATTGTTGATTTGTAATGTTCTCGAGCCCAGATATCAACGTATCCATCAGGATTAGCTTGGACCTCTTTGCATCTATCGTAGAGCCAGTCACGGTTAATGTCTTGTCGGTCTAAAATGTAGTAAGCAAGGAAAAAGAGATCCTTTCTTGCAAGATCTCTCATCCATTCTGTTAAGCTTGCTTCATCATTAGCAAAAAGGTCAAAGATGAAGCAAGCTTAACA